CTTCTGCTACACGTACATCAAAGTATCTAAAGTATTTATTTGCTAATGCACCATAAAATGAATTCATAGCAATTTTAATTGCCATTTGGTTATTATCTAGCAAAGATATTTCACGCTCTATTGCTTTAGTTTTATTCTTTTCATAACGCTGTTTGGCGTCAATCATTTTTTCTTTAATAACAACCCGTTCGTCATAGTATTCTTGAATAATCTGTGGGATAATACCATTTATATCATTACGGAATAGCTGACCAGTAGCAGTAAGACAAGTATTGTCGGGCATATCAACCTCTGGCATATCAAGTAACTTATCAACAGTTGTTCCAGGAATAATGTTATTCACAATAGTTTCTGGGCTCATATTATATTGCATAATCAAATGAGGATACAGTGAATTCAAGTCAAACGATACTACCCATTCATGCATACCTACTTGTGGTTCTTTTACATATCCACCTTCAATAGAATCAGTATAACTAGAAAGTTTCTTTGGAGGAACTGCAATCTTTCTTTTCTTAAACTCATTATAAAGAATAGCATCCCAGATACCAACAGTACCTAATGTTTCACCAAGACTACACTTCGCACGATAGGCCATAGTCAACACAAGATCGATTAGACCCAACTTATCTTCTAGTTTGTCTACCAGTTCCACATCTTTAATATTATATTCTACAAACTTTTGATAGTCATGTTTATAGAGAAGATGAAGAGATCCATGTTCACTATAGTCTAGCTTCTTTTCACCTAGTACTACATTAGCGATATGATCAAGTTTATAGGATTCTTGTTGGCCTAGTGTATTGAGAGTGAATTTTTTGAACAGATCAATATAATCTAACTGTGAGACGCCCACGATATTGAAACCAGGAATTTCTTTACCAGCTATCTTTTTATCATTTACTTCTACCCGTCGCCATGGAGATAATCCTAGAATAGCATCATCGCCCAAGATACGTCTAATACGATTGACAATGTAAGGAATATCGAATGAATCTGAATACCAACCAGTTAGAATATCTGGAATATGATTCTCCCAGTATTCTAAGAAATCAAGTAGAAGATCCCTTTCATCAGCACACTTGCGATATAGTACGGACTGAGTACATTTATCGGCGTTGAATTCTTTAGTGCCCCAAGTATGATAGATGCTTCCGTTATTGTTCTTGATAGTTATTGTAATGATTTCATATAAAGCTTGATCTGGTTCGGGAAATCCATTTTCAGAACCAACCTCAATATCAATAGTACAGATATTAATCTTGGTTCGATCATATTTTACAGTACCAGGGAACACTTCACTGATAAATTGATGTGTATAATTATTAGTACCATATACCTTAAAATTAGCTACGTCTTCGTACTTCGTCAAGAAGTCCTTACAATCTCGCATAGTACCAGGGCGAATTTCTGCAAGAGACTGTCCTGCTAGAGACTTCCAACCCTCGTCGGTACTATTGTTAGGGATATGAAATGTGGGTTCGAACTTAACTTTCTTTGTGATAGGGCCTCGTTTATCATAGCCCCGAAAGAGAAGATTGTTGCCGTATCGGTCGATATTTGTATAAAACAAGGTACCTCCAAGAAAAATAGGGAGAGCAATTTCTTACTCTCCCTAGTATAGCATTATGTAACTCTCTTGTCAACACTTATTATCCAAGTCTGATAAATGGATTCATTTCTAGTAAAAAGGACCTACTTGTGTGCGAAAAAGATCCTAAATGTGAATGGACCTTTTGAACAATTGCGGTCACGACACAAATAGTAATAAACATAGCTAGTAGAACAATTAAATATGTTCCGGATGGAGAAGCAATAATGAAGTCTATGATAGATTTTTCCATACTACACCGCCCGTCTTGATTGTAGTCTTTGAAGATTATTCATTTAAAAGTTGTGATTCCTCCTGGGTTTCTTCTTTGTTGATATTAATTTTTCGAGGCTTTTTGTTGTCTGGGATGATATCTTCGAGGAAAATCTTGAGCATTCCATTAACGAGTGACGCATCTTTAACTTCAATAGTTTCTGCGAGATTGAACGTCCGAGTGAATCCACGATTTGCGATTCCTTTATGTAGATATGGACTAGTATCTTTGTTGTCAGTAATAGAGCCTACTACCTTTAGAACATCACCTTCTACTTGAATATCAATATCAGATTCGGAGAAGCCGGCCACTGCCATCTCAACGATATATTGATCCCCTACTTTACGAATATTATAGGGCGGATAGGTGGGTAAATTCTTCGCAATAGAATCGTTGAACTCATGTAGTCGATCATGAATACGATCAAATCCGACGAAGAATGGGGAGTTTAGTAGTGCAAACATATCTTTAGTCATTATAGTACCTCCTTAAGGCAGGTTTATATCTTGGTACCCAATATGGCATACCGTCATCTGAAAGCAAACTCTCTTCGCTCTCATCATTATTTAGCACAGACGAAGTAATAATAGCACAAATTTTCTATGCTATTATTACATACCTGGTCAGCGTTTTATAATTATTTCTTTCGGCCGATGCTATACTTAGCTACTAGTTCCCACTCTTTCTTCTCTTTGTAGGGAAGAATTTTGATTAGATTGAGTGGTGCAACGGGCTTAACAGTTTTGCTAGAATCAACCAGTGTTACGAGATCCCACTGTTCTAGTAGATTAGCAATAGCATTACGACGGCCAATGTCAGATTCGTTTTCATGAAAGTCTGACGGCTTACCATCAAGAGCAAATAGTTCCTTGAAATGTACGATAAAATACCTACCTTGTTTATGCAAAATATGGCAAGATTGGTAGAGTTTTTTATCTTTTCGAGATGCGACACCGATACGAGTCAGTGTTTCTTTTACTTTGAGGAAGTCATCTTCTACTTTCAAATGCACTTCAACCATACTGCTTAAATCAGTCATTCTACTCCACCTTTATTCAATTTCTCTCTTATTGCTATTAATTGATCATCATTAAGTATTTTGAGTGCTACTTTTGCTTTATTTACAGAGTACCCATAATATTCAATCACCATTTGTAAATCATTATCTTCTTTATTCTTAAACCATTTAGAAAAACGTTTACGCTTTCTTATGATATTTAGTAAGAATGAATATTGAAGCATATGATCAATATGAGAGTTTTTATTCATCATGTTAGCAAATTGAATGGTATCAGGGAAGTAAGATAGTGCTCGATTAGTTAAGAATGGGTTGTAGGTACTTTCAGCTAATTCTGGATTATCAGAATCAGTTATGATATCTTTCTTGCCGAAATTGATATCATTTACAAAATCAAACGGGTTCACGACCAATCACAATCTGTCATAAGTTCGACCAGACAGGCCACATTATTGATTTCATGATCTACTACAAAGGCTGCTTGATACTGATACTTAGCAAGAATCAATACCATCTGAGCAATACTAGCAGGCTTCATTTTCTTTGATGCATGATTATATAGCTCACGATATAGCACGGATGTGTCGATATCACCGTTATCTACAACCCATTTACGCAAACCACTAAAGTCTTGGCCACTAATCATATCAATTAATGATGTAAATGATTCATTGCTCATGGCAGTTAGAATACCCACATCTATCTTACCAGTAGCTGAATACCTCTGAAGTTCATTAATAATTCGACGCCAATCAGGGCAATGCTTCATAATTAATTCAGAGACTACTTGCTTATCATACTGAACACCATTAATCTTCAATATGTTTTCTACACGCCGGAAGAACTGAGCGCATAGATCTTGAATTTCTTTCTTATCAATATTAAACTCAACAACCGAACATCGTGAATGTAGTGGTTCGATGATACGATTTTTGAAGTTACAAGTAAGAATAAACCCACAGTTATTAGAGAACTCTTCCATGAAATTACGAAGAGCAGGTTGTGTAGATTGTGGGTTTAGGTAGTCTGCTTCGTCAAGAATAACATATTTACGTTTGCCATTGAATGACATAGTAGAAGCGAACTGTTGGATTTCATTACGAAGTGTATCAATATTGCCTTTCATAGAACCGTTAATGATAATATAGTCTAGGTCTAATTGTTTCAGGAGAGCCCTAGCGACGGTAGTCTTACCGACACCAGGGCCACCTGTTAGTAGTAGGTTAGGAACTTTCCCAATATCGACGAATGATTGGAACTCAGTCTTCAATCGTTGAGGAAGAACACATTGACTTATAGAAGGCGGTCGCCACTTTTCTACCCAAAGAAAATCGTCTGTCATAATATATACCCTTCAAGTTTACTTTTTGCCTCGATGCTCAATAGAAACAACATTGCCTAGATAGTCAACCTCAATCACTTTACTTC